TCCAGGATTACGGTTGGGATTCTGAGTCATATTGTCACCGTATATATTCGGGTAAAGAAAAAACAAATGAATATCCAGTTACTATTACAACATGGCAATCTGTATATAAATTACCTCGTTCATTTTTTGAAGATTATAATGTAGTTATAGGAGATGAAGCTCACTTATTTAAAAGTAAGTCTTTAGTATCTATAATGACAAAATTGCATCATACCAAATATAGGTATGGTTTTACAGGTACTCTTAGTGGAACTCAAACTCATCAATGGGTATTAGAGGGATTGTTCGGTCCATCATATAAAGTAACAAGGACTGATGAATTGATGAGACAGGGACATCTTTCTCAATTAGATATACAATGCCTTGTTCTTAAGCACTCTCCACAAAAATTTGAAACATATCAAGATGAAATTAAATATCTTATTGAACATGAACAAAGAAATAATTTTATAAAAAATTTGACTTTAGATTTAAAAGGTAATACACTTCTATTATTTTCTAGAGTTGAAGCGCACGGTCAGGTCTTATACGATTTAATAAATAAAAATAAGCAAACTGATCGTAAAGTTTTTTTTGTTCACGGTGGTGTTGATACTGAAGAAAGAGAACTGATCAGGGAAATTACGGAGACTCAAAAAAATGCTATCATCGTTGCGTCCTATGGGACTTTTAGCACTGGGATTAATATTAAGCGGTTGCACAACATTATTTTTGCCAGCCCCTCCAAGTCCCGAATTAGAAATCTCCAGTCCATCGGTAGAGTCCTTAGAAAAGGCAGAGACAAAGTAAAAGCAACTCTTTATGATATTGCTGATGATTGTACCCAAAACTCTAGACGGAATTATACATTAAACCATTTCATAGAGCGAATTAAAATCTATAACGAAGAAAATTTTAATTATGAGATAATTACCATACAATTAAAGAAGGAGAGAAAATGATTGAGGATGATTTTTACGGAACAATAAAATTTAAAAATGGTGAAGAAATATTTGCCAAAGTAGCTGCTTCAGAAGAAGAAGATAGAACTATGTTAATTCTTCATACTCCTGTTATGGTTAGTGAAGTTAAAGCTAAAGGGGGAATAATTGGATATAAAGTAGAACCTTGGTTAAAGACTACTAAAGAAGATATGTTTATTATTAATATGGATAATGTTCTTACATTATCTGAATCTTCTGATATGGAAATGATTGGAATGTATCATAACTTCTTAGAAGATTTTCGTAGAGATAATCAAAATCAAGCTAAGATTAATAGAAAGATGGGATATTTAGCTACTGTTAATGCTGCTAGAGGATATCTAGAAAAAATTTATAAGGACAGTCCTAAAGATACTAAGAGCTCTCCCGATCAACCCTGACAGAGTTATTCTACATATGATTTAAGAACTTGTCAACTATTTGTAGAAGTGTTATACTATCTACATAATAGTGATAAAGACTTATGGCGATATCCCCTAATAAAACTATGCCTAGAAAGAAAAGGTCTGAGCACTATGTGAATAATAAAGAATTTCTTGCTGCTCTTATTAAGTATCGAGAAGATGTAGAAATCGCAAAACTGAGAGATAAACCAAAACCGGTAATCCCTCGTTATATTGGTGAGTGTTTTTTAAAGATTGCAAACCACTTATCATTTAAACCAAACTTCGTAAACTACATGTTCAAGGAGGACATGATCTCTGATGGAATCGAAAATTGCGTTCAGTACATACATAAT